CTTTGCTTGTAATTGTCTATACGCTTTGAAACCATTGCTGTTGAAAAGTATGCAGCATCTTTAGGATTAGCATTAGCCTTAAGATCTGCAACAATCTTTTCCTGATTGTCAATGATTGCTTTAGCAATTCCATCATCTGTTGCTGGTGCACCAAAGAATGTATCTTCTACAAATTTAGGTCCAACACGATCAATGTCAAACTTCCTATTTGCTGTACTTAAAAAGTTAATACGTGCTTTGCGCTGAGCATTAAGTGTAGGCATCAACACACGACGACGACCAATTTGACCAGACATCATTTCATCTGTCTGCTTGGTATCCTTGAAGAAAGCCTTAGCACTGAGTGCATCTGTAATAGGTATAGCATTATCGGCTGTACTGGTAAAAGACTTGATAACTGCTGGACCAAACTCTGGGGCCATAATTGCCATCTGGTTTCTGATAGCAAGTTGCTCTGCAGTATTCTTAGTTTCTTTTGCCTTAGTAAAATCTTGAAGTAACTTGCCATACTTATCCCAGAATGCAACGTTATTAGACTTTGAGAAGTAGTCATCTACTCCACCATTCTTGCCAATAACAACATCTAGTGCGTATCTGTTAACATCAATTAAGCGCTTTGCTCTACCAGCAAGTAGTAATGGATCTGCAAATATACGATATGCAGCATCGACAGTACCTGATACAGCCCTGTACGCAAGACCGCTCTTAACTAAATCACCTGGAGTTATAGCATCAATAAGGTTTGCAACAAAGCGACCTGGAGAATACTTAGCAGCATTTACCTCTGCTAGGGCATCATTAAAGTTTGCCTGTTCTGCACTGATTACTTCTTCAGTTGCACCACGTTGTGTGCCTTGAGTTTTCTGTGCAAGACGAAGATACGGAAGTTCTTCTGGAGTTGCCCCTTTAATCAACTTACCTATGTCTTCACCAGCAGCAAGTTTCATAGCAACGTTTACTTGTGCATTGCCATACTTAGCCCTGACTTTGCTAATGCGATCTGGGCTAAATACCTTGTCGCCTTTATCGTTAGCAATATCCCAAGCATTACCTGCACCTACTAAAGGTACACCCTGATCTAAAGCAATAAGACCTGTACGTGCTACACGTGTAGATAAGTCTGAAACATTCTGCAAACCAGCAAGTGCTTTGCCTACACCAGCAGCAACTGCTCCACCTGTGTAGTGCCAAGCAGTACCAAGCCAGCCACGATTAGGCTTGCTTATTGGGTCTTCAGTACCATACTTGGCAATAAGATCTGCCTGTTGTGCTGGTGTGTACTTAGTAGTAAACACTTTGTTAGCCACATTAGAAGGCAGGTTAGAAAGTTGTCTGTGTGCAGATTGTGCTTTGCCAAAAGACTCAAGAACTTTAAGTTCCTTCTCAGAAAGACCTGCTGCTGCTGCGGCTGCTTTTAGATTGTCAGCCATTAATTTCCTTTTGCTAGAGCATCCTGATAAAGGATAATAATTTCGCCTGTAGTGTCATATGGAATCATCTTTGCTAATGTGTCAGATAGTTTGACCTGTGCAAACTGTGACTGCATACCTAGAACTTCTGGACCTGCTCCTGGACCCATTGCAACTCCTGTAGTGATTTCCTCACCTGGACGTTGTGATGGTGCAAATAATGGTGTCAGTTCGCCTTGTGGCATAGCAGAACGTGCTGCAGCCTGAACTTGACCTGTTGGTAATCCGCGAACATCTGGTGTTCTAGCGGTAGGTGCTCCTGCTATAATTTCTTGCATAGCCTTACGGTCACCGTAATTTTCTGATGGTGGTAAATCTGTACGTACAGAGAATTTACTAGGACCTGATACGCCCTGAAGCGGGTTATCTGCCATCGGTTTCCTCCTCTATCGTTTCTAAATCGTTTGCAAATTGTTCCCATACTTTGTTTACTTTAGAGTTACGGTTAGCGTTATAGATCGCTATCTCCATTAACTCTTCTGTAAATGTATGTACAGAACTTGTAATGTTATGTACAAGCCCTGATAGTGCTACTAAAAAATCAGCGAAGTGTACTGGACGCGGAACATCGTTATTATTTTCCACGCCCAGTACCTCCGTTAATTAGAATTACTTTATCCCTTTTTTACTGCGTTGCCGCGACGACCTGCTGGCATCATTGATGGTACTACCTTGCCTGGTCCTGCTGGCTTAGAAGTATCCTTCTTGCCTTCAGTTGGCTTCGACATTGGTGCTGCTGCACGTGATCCTTTGTTCATATTTACACCCCCTCTTTATGCTGCCCCGCCAATGGCGGCTAGTAGGTTTCCTATATCTGGACGTTGAGCAGCAGCGGGTGCGCCTCCTGGTTGTTCTGGAGTTGGCTGCGAGGCAGGTGCAGATGGTGCCCCCGCTGCTGGAACTTGAGGTGCACCCATCATCTCTGGGGCTTGTGGCATCTCTGGCGCAGGTGGTGGCGCGAATGCCTTACCAATAATAGTTTCTAACTGAAGACCCTTTTGACGGCCTTGAATAACTTCTGCAATACGGGTAATGATCTGAGATGGATCTTGACCTTGCGCTGCAAGGGCTGGTATTGCCTGAGCGTACTGAGCAACAGCCACGCGCAAAGAGTCGCGCATTTCTTCAATGTCAACACGCTGTTCCTCCTGAGTTACGTTTAACTCCATTGGAATCTCACGACGTACATAGTCACGTGATACCAACTTGTCAGAACGCATTTGTAGCAATGCAACGATTGCACGGTTTGGATCCATACCAGACATAATGCCGTAACGGACATCTACGCCGTAGTTGCCATCAATCTGCTTTGATGGGATGTACTTCATATTGAATGGAGTACCGTCGTCTACGCCCTTGATTTCCTTTTGCATATTGCCAAAGATCTTCTCATCTACTTCAAAGCAAAGAGAAGCAAGGTCTGTAAACATACGAGCAAACTGTGCTTGTGCTGATTTGATCTGTGTATCAAAGCCTGCTTGTAGTGCTTGTACACCGCGACCTGTAACGATAGATGCATCGATGTTACCTGAGCGAACCTCTGGGTAACGAGAACCTAAACGTAGTTCACGCTCTAGTACACCTGATTCTGTGAAGACTCCAGGTGGTAGTTCCAATGGAACGCGACGAATACCTTGTGGGTTAGCAGAACGCATAATCGCATCAGGACCCAACGCAAGTTCTTGCACATCTTGTGGGATAGCAATAGGTGCTTGGATAGATTTTTCTGCTGCTTGGATCTGTAGTACTGCAAAACGAGCACGAGCAAGTTGAACTGATAGAACATCATCAAACTGTCCACGTGCTTCACCATCGATAGATGAGCGCATAGCAACGTATGCCATACACTTACCGATAGGGTTTGGAATGTTTGAGAGTACTAGGTTCTTACGCTCTGGAATAAAGATTAAGTCTTGGTCTTTGTCGTGATAACGAACCAAAGATAGGTAAGGTGAACCTTGACCATAAACATTCTTTGGCATAATCTGGTCATAGAACTCTGGGTACTGTGCTGCTAACGTCTCAGCATCGGTTGCCATAATTTGCGAAATCGAAATTGTCCGACCGAATCTATCAACTTCAGGATAAGTACCAAAAGGATTAAGCAGACGTATTCTCGGATTATTGGTTTCATAGTCCATCTCTACAATTGCTGGCAACATACCGTAGGTGTTAAACCAATCAGCACCAGTGTACATTTGAATTTGTAGTTCAGATGCACTGACGTAATGGTTGACAATACGAGTACGAGTATCTGCAGCCTTGCGTGCTGAGTCTGAAACCATATTGGTTGCAGCGCAGTTAAATGATGGTAGCGGTGCCATTGCCTCTGCAAGGTCACGTGCTGCTACGTCAATGAAGTTAGCAACTAGAGGCTTTGGATATTCCTCTGAAAACATTGCAGGGTAAACCTTGCTAATGTCTCCCTGACGTACAGAGAGCACATCACGCATTCTCTGGTCACGTGCGGAGTAGCGTGTTTGTAGACGTGCTACCTTTGCTACTACCTCTTTAGTTGATAACAATTGTTTTCCCTACTTCTTCTTCTTGGCTTCTTTTTTGCCTTGGTCTTTGCCGACTTTGTATGCTGTCTCTACTGTTTTACCAGCACCAATAGCAGCAACAACAGCCTTGCGTCCTGTCTTTGATGCTTTCTTAGTAGCCTTAGCACCAGTCATAGGAGCGCCCTTTGCTGGTTCAACAACCTTCTTAATAGTTGCTTTTGTCCCAGGCTTTGGAGATCCTGACTTCTTAGAACCAGGTGCTTTTAATTTAATCTCTGCGTTCTTTCCTTGTGTGCCACGTGTTGTTTTTACATAAGGTGCTTTCTCAGCAACCTTCTTTGCAGCAAGTACGCCTTTAACTTCTGATGCTACCTTTGCCCCAATACCGCCAACTGCGCCAGCAACAATAGTCTTAGCAACTTCTTTACGGACTTTGTTCAAAACCTTATCGGCTTCTTTCCAACCGTAGTTAATAACATCTCCACGGCCTACGCCTCTAGGCGTGTTCTTCTTAGCCATAAATCTTGCCGTACTTCTTCTCAAGAAGTTTTTTCATTGCTGCATCTTGTGGAGTCATCTTTGCTGGCTTCTTTGGAAGTGGTGCTGGCTTAACATCAGTGCGCTTAACTGCTGGCTTCTTAGGCGCAGGCTTTTTCATTTGTGCCATTGTTATCTCCTTGTTAGATGAATGTGCGATCTTTATCTGCGAGCAGTTCATCTATGTTGATAACTGTTCGTTTGCCTACCTCGTGTCGAGACAGGAATGGATTCTTCATATGGTGGGTCTTGTGCATACCTTGGTTGAGCATCTCACGTGCACGGATTTCACAGAACCACAAAGCCATCACCATATCGGTCTTACCCTTAGTAGTAGGTGACCAGGTAATTAACTGTTCTATTAGCGCCTTAACATTTTCAGTTTGATCTGACGGAAGATGCATAAGATTGTCGCGGTGGTGCTTACCGTCGTGTTGCTTGGTGCCGAACAAAGTTGACATTGATGCAACACCAAAGCCTGAGTCCCACTTGTTGGTTCCAGTATGGTGTTCCCGCAGTAGCACTCCTCGTGAGGCCAGGTTTTGCCTGATGCCTTCGTCTTGAGTAAGGAAAGACTGGAACGCATTCTTTTCTACAATCCACTCGCCAGGTTGATACAGGGAAGTCCAGTCAAATATCAGTTGGCGAATTTGAGCAGGCGTTGGACGAGTAATCTTAATAGCATCAACGATATAGCGTTTATGGCTAGTCCGATCAACAGCGTAGCAAATGGCGGCTGTATCACCAACCATAGCGGGATCAAGACCACAAATAATTGAAAAACCACTAAGGTCACGCGGATGACCTGGATGCCCAGGAACCAAGCGACCTGCTTTACGCATACCATCTATAGAACCTCGCACACATACTGGGTCAAAGATAGCATCATCTGAGATATCTTGTTGCTGGTAAACCAGCGCCCAGGTAGATGCATCCATTGCTTGTCGTTCATTGTAAAGGTTACGACCATTCCAGCGTGGGTATAGTCCGTCCTCATTCAAATCTGCTTCTGTCTGTCCATCAAATGGAGCATCACTTGCAGGCCAGAGGGTTTCCCACTTATCAGGATCTTCATCTGTCTTAAGTAATGCTGGCATTGCCAGATATGTCCACGGTACCAAGCCACCAGGGTAGCGGTCCTCGGAGCGCAGTTCACGGTATAGATCAACTGCAGTAACGCGGGTACCTACGATAATTAATTTACCAGTAGGGTTCAAACGGGAGCGCACATCCTGGGTTAACCAGCGGATCTGCTTCTCAAACTCGTTGGCGTTCTTTAATGTTACCGCATCGTCTACGATAATCATATCTGCACGCTTACCGTAGATCTGACCACCGATACCGACGGCCTCAATGTTAGGATCCTTTTCTGAGGATTCTCTGAGTTCATCACCAAAGGTAACGCGGGTTGCCTGCCAAGAGGCGGTCTTAGAGTTAAACCCTACGCCAGCAGCGTAAGCCTGTTGCAGTGCTTCATAGTTAGGATGTGTCAGGCGTTGCTTGATGGCGTAGAGAAAGTCGGCTGCTAGTTGCTGAGTCTGAGAAACAATCAGCACACGAAAGTTAGGGTTCTGACAAACCTGCCAGGTAACGTAGTCGACGGTAACCGTCATAGACTTGGCGTGGTTTGGCGGGATATTCAAAAGGATACGGTTATTAGCCAGACCCTTTTCATACTTCATACTGGGATGTAGCCAACCAGGTTCCCTACCCTCGATTACATCGATGAGGTTCTGCTGGTGTGGAAAGGTCCGAGAGTGTAGGTAGCGCTGGCGAAACTCTGAAAAGGTCAAGTCGTGGACATCGGATGAGGCAAAGTTCTTATCCTTAAGACCAAGACGAGTTCGGTCCATCTTGTCAGCAAAGACCTTATCGGTCCTGCGATAGTACTCGTAGGTCTTATAGGATTTACCAGATGCAGCCGTGGCTGCCTCGATGGTTAGACCTTCTGCTACACCTGAAAGGATCAGACGCTTGGCGATGTCACTGGACTTCTCTGCCACGTAATCTCCTCTAGTAAAGCGCCGAAGGCGCGAAAAAAAATTTTATTTATACTGGGTAGAGGAAATTTGTACTGGAGAATGAATACAACTATCCCCACTAAAAGCGGTGCCGTGCACCGCACAGTTCGGGCTTAGCGCCCGAGCAAGCCACAGCGCAGCGAGGGGTAAGTTGGTGCTCGTCCTAGGGGGACTCGCGTAGTGCCAACGTAGCGAGTATCGGTCGTAAAACTAGTAGTGGATCGTTTTACTCCCTACTATATATAAGGCAGAAAAAATAACCGATTTCCCGTCTACGGTAGATTTTATTTACGGTTTGTGACTAAGGTCACTAGAAATATGTGTACAAATTAGGACATTTCACTTTAGCGTATATTTTTTGTTGGGGAGTATAATACATACAGTGGTGATACTTAACACCTAGGGGAGAGGTTTTCTGGCCTGTGGATAAGCCCCCCACCCCCTGTGCATTGTGGATAACTTCTGTGGATAACTCTTGTCCTGTGGATAACTTTGCTGGCCTTGTGGATAAGTATTTAACGCAAAAGAGTTGGCCTGCTCCACTTCTGGCACCTTTACATTCTCTCTACATATGTCCATTAATAAACTCTTTCCATAGACTTAGACACTCAAGACTTAAATGTCTACCCATTAGATAGTTGAACATTCAACCATTCAACCCTTGCAACACTCTTTCAATTGTCGACATATAGATATTGTTACCCTTGAAATCGTTACCAAATCGTTACCAAATAACCCTTGTTATCGCTTGACATACGGTAGACAACCGCATATAGTTCTACTTATCAAGCGTTGCTTGAACTAACCTACGAGGAGATACAAAAATGAGAATGTCTACGAATACAGACCTTAATGGATACGATTACGATAATCAAGCGTGGTATAAAAACGGTGTTTATGTCCGTTGCGGTCACCCTGACTCAATGGATTGCGGTTGCTTTGGCAAGGTCAACGAGGGAAAGGCGGTTAAGTAATGACACGCAAAGACTATGTAATGATAGCAGACACAATCGCCACTAGTTGGCACCATAGCGCAGACACTAAGGCAGACCTAGCCTATAAGTTCGCAGATGCACTAGAGGCAGACAATCCACGCTTTGACCGCCACCGCTTTCTAGTGGCTTGCGGGGTAAACTAATGATAACCGCGAGAATTACCTACTTACAAGACGGGCAAGAATGGACACGAGGAAACGAAAACTTTATGACTCACTCAATTTACGGTGACTACCTTTATCGCAATGCGGACAGGATTAAAGAGGTCTTTTTGGTAAGTATCGGAGAGACTGTTTACGATTGCACAACTAGCCGAAAGGAAAACAACTAATGAAGACAACAGACAAGCCACTAGATATCGTTAGCCTTATCCAATGCCTAGCGGGAGAATTACTGGTAGACCCAGCACTACTTTTTGAGACCATAAAGGAAGAGGAAGACCTACAACGTGTGATTCGCTCATACAGACTAGGAGATTTTACCTATTACGAGGTTTTAGACTCATTTAACGATTGCTTTTAGACCGAAACAGGCGAAAGCCTGTCCATCCGTAGGGCGGATGCTGACGAGGTCAGATAGAGAAGGGTAAGAAGATGGGCGCAAGGGTTATATTCAACATCAAGCAAGACGAGGAAAATTACATCTGTCTTTACTCACATTGGGGAGAGATGACAGCATTGGAGGACGCGGGCAGGGCTATCGCAAAAGCCCGTCCACGATGGGGAGATGATTCCTACTGTGCCCGCATTATCGTAAGCCAGTTAATCGGCAACGATTGGGACAGCGAGACAGGTTTTGGGTTATGGGTATCTAATGAGCCTTGCATAGATGAAGCGTGGGTTTTGATTGACTTACAGGCGCAGACGGTGACAGCGGTGGACGGGACACATTCATTCGAAGGATTCGTTAACTATCACAGCGTGGCTGTGTAAGGAGGAAGAGGAATGATTATCTCTACATTTTGTCAAGAATGCGACGTAGATTTAATTGACATAGAAGGACAGTACCAACAAGAAAGTAATGTAATGACCTACGTCTGTACAGAATGCGGACAGGAACAAGACCAACAAGATTGGGAGGAAAAGTAAATGCAGTCTTTACCATATCCGCACACCATTGAAGAACTTATCAATGAGATATATCAAGACAACCTTAACCATTTTGAATATCACGAGAATATGGGAGGAGAGGAGTGCAAGTGCACCCTACACCAAACAATGGAAACTATTGTTAGATATCGGGGAGAATGAGACAATGAGTTATGGTAAGTGCTGGACGTGTGGCGCGGTTATGTCTGGCGATAGCCAGACGATGGAAAGTAAGGTTAAATGTGATAGGTGTGGCTGGGTATCTGGGAAGGATGGGAGTTACTGATGGAGGACGCGATAGTTCTATGGGGTTTGCTGTTACTATACGGTATACCAATCTGTGCAATAGCGTACTGGTTGGAGAAGATGATAACCAAAGGAGAAGAGAATGACTGAAGAAGAGAACAAGATGGCGCAGTTTGTATTCACTGTGGTGATTGCACCCGCTAACAAGCAGTATGACGTAGAACTGTGGGACTTTGCAGGTGATGAGCCTAAGCAGTTATCCACAGGACAGGCAAGCAACTGGCGCACAGCGCTAGGTGAGGCGCTATCTAAGATTGAACTACCTACAGACAAGCAAGAGAAAACTATCAATGACCTAGTGAAGGAGAGTGCAGAAGATGAAGGAGTTTGAAATCAAGGTTGCAAAGATTGTATACCGTACACGAGATGAGTTTAAGACTGAGGAAGAGGCCAGGATTTGGGGTGCTGGTATGCGTGACAAGTTAAGCGAGATAGAAGACAACCCAATGGTGGAGTACTTCTTTGAGATAGAGGAGTTTGATAATGTCTGAACCTACGGTAGAGTACTGGCGTGCAAAGGCAGACCTATGTCGTGACCTTGCACTGATACAGATTGAAGATGAAGAGACAGAGAAGGAGGCAGGTATGAACCTAATGCGTATGGTTCACGCCTTGTCTATGGTAGATGCATACAACGAAGGGAAAGACAATGAGTAATGCAGTATTGCTTAACGATTTAGCACAAGCAATGAGAGATAAGTACCAAGACAACGCGGTGGAAGCCCTTGTCGGTGCGCTATCTACGGTAGTTACTGAAGAACAACTGAAGGTATTATTGGAGGCTAACAGATGACAACTGACAACGTGGTGGGATTCCACCCAAAGAATAAACTGGTAAACTTCTACGAGATAGCAACAGAGGAAGGCAACGCAGTGTGGGGAGGAGAGGACCCGCATAGCGCAGTGCAATGGCTACGCCAATCACCCTTGAACTCACGCCTATTAGTGTCCTGCTGGGAGGCAGGGGAAGAGGACGCACGCCTTATCATTGAACCAATCGACATCACGAAGATTGTCTTTGCAGTAATGGCAGGTGTGCAATGAACTATTGGATAGGGATAGCGGTAGTAATGCTGATAGCCTACGCTTTGATTGTATGGGAGGATAAGACAAATAATGGAGGCAGAGAATAAGAGATTGCGTGGTGCTGCTAATCAAGCAGTGCGCCAACGTAACTACAGAAGGGCAAGAGACCGTGCGCTAGTGCGCCTTGCTCATCTATACCCTGATACCTATAAGCAGTTGCTCGAAATGGAGAAGAAGACAGATGAACAAGAAGGCAAAACGTGGCTTGACCTTAGCGGTAATACTGTTCCTGTTGTCGGTGTTCGTGTCCGCACAGCAGACGGACGAGGTGCACCTATCCTCAAAGAAAACATTCATAGAAGCACGGACGAAGGCAACGATGGAGGAGAAGCGTGAAAACAAGGCACTTGCAGTTAGTTACGCACGAGCACTCGGTTACAATCAAAACCAGATCAGGTGCCTTGTCACCTTATGGACCCGTGAAAGCAGGTTTGACCACCTCGCAGATAACCCCAGAAGCACGGCTTACGGAATTGCTCAACTCCTTAGAGAGCGTAGTGGAGAACCTGAACTTCAAATCCTTCACGGTCTACGATACATTGGTCATCGCTACGGAAAATCTGCGTGTCGCGCTCTCCAACATAGCAACAGACGCGGATGGTACTGATACACTATAAGTGCATCCTCCTTTCGGGCACGAAGAACCTCACTACACCCTTCCGTAGTGGGGTTCTTCACTTGTCCGTGGAGTAGAAGCCTTTACCTTTGAAGGTGATAGAGGGCGAGTCCCATTTACGTATCATAGGTATGTGGCACTCAAAGCAAGATGGTTCACGTGGTTGCTCGTGGATACTACGTTCAATAGTAAGTTCGGTATTGCAATCAGGGCAACGATAGTCGTACATCATTGATAAGGTGATTCCCCTCCCATAAAGTTAAGTATCTTACGTAATGCATTAGAACATCTACGATCTGCAGTAGAGATAGCACACTCAGTTGCTTCGCTTAACTGTTGCAGTGTGTAGTTCTCGTGGTATCTAAGACGCAAGATGTTCTTCTCATCCTCATCTAGTAACTCATAAGACTTCTTGATGTCAATCAGTGTGGCTAATAGGTTGCCACCTTCAGCAGGTGCAGCAGGCTTGCGTGGTGTGCCATCATTGACTAGGTTTTGTGCTTGTTCAATCGCAGTCTCATTGACTACGCTTGCGATAACGTATGGTAACAACTGTGCAATAGTAGTAACATCATAGAAGGACTCATCATTGGTCTGATATCCAGACCTGACCGCCTTCTCTTTGCGAGCATAGCGTTCGAGTGCACGGCGCATCTGAAATGCTATGCGCTTCTGATTAATCAGGCGCTTAGTATCATCCTCATCACCTAGTAATCCATTGAAGTAGGATACACGTGTCATCAACCAAGCGTATGCTTCTTGCGATAGGTCAGCACGATCTACATACTTACGATAGCGACGGTGGACAATGGTCACCACGCTAGGTACAAGGTCATTAAGTACTGGATGTGGATCAGTCACGAGGCCACTTACCATCTAGTACCATCAGTGCAATAGCACTGTAGTTAAGCAGATCAATAAAGGAATCACGCAACGATTCATTCTCAGGTGTAGCACCGCTATCAATCAGGTGGTTGATGCGTGCAGTCTTGTCGTGCATACGCACACGCAAACCATTGAGAGGTCCACCAGGTGACAGGCTTATGTTAGTTGGGCCGTAGTCCTTGTGCTTCTTGATGAGCAGGTTACCTGCACCATCTAAGACTTCCCACATATCAGCAACAAACTTGACGTGCTTGTAATCTATCTTGTCGCTATCGGCTTTATCAATACTACTTCCGTTGATGTATCGTAACTCAGGACCCTGAAGCCCATATGCTGCAAAGTTTGTAGCATCGTGACCCATTCGCTCTCGGTCATTGTCATACATCACGCACCTCCAAATAATTTCAACGCCTCATCTTTACCGTGTGTAAGGTAGAAGTCATTGATGTCCATTGATGGAGGTAAGGATACTATACGTGAGTTCATTACCTCTTGTGAAACACGGCGTGAGAACTCAGCCCCAGGGTTGGTGCCGTCCTCTTTAATATCATTGTCACCTACTATGTACACGGTGTCATAGCCTGTGAATAACTTATTAAAGTGTGGCTTCCAAGCCTGTACTCCAGGTACACCTACTGCTGGTAGGTTCAAGATACCTGACACAACTACTGCATCTAGTTCACCTTCACATACAACTACAATAGATGAATCAATAGTGATGTCAGCAACGTTATAGAGATGACCCTTCTGTCCTGTTGGTGCACCATACTTAGGTTTGCCATCATCTAGCCTGCGAAACTTTACTCCCACACACATACCAAGTGCGGTCAGATAGGGGATAGAAAGCCAGCCCGCGTGGGTTTCGTGACCATTGATTGGGTCTGTTACTACACCCAACGAAAACTGTTCGGCAACATCTTCAGAGATCCCACGTCCTTCGAGGTAGGCCAGCGCCTTTTCGTCCAGATTTTTGCTGTAATGTGTGACCGCTTCCAGCAACGATTTCAATTGCTCTTTTGAGTGCATCCTTAAACTCCAAGTTCTCTATTATCCCGACAACATTTACTGCGTTGCCACCCTTTCCACAGGTGTGACAAAAGAATAGGTTGTCATATGTATTGATGACAGCACTACGCCTCTTGTCTGGGTGGATGCAGCACCTAACAGATGCGCTTCTACCCTCTCTTACTTCCCCACCATAGTGAAGAACGATTGCTCCTATGGGGATTGTGTTTGCATCAACGGGACCTTTGAACCCTCCCGCTTTACGTACCCTGGACCAGTCTTGTGCTGGCATACACACCCCTTGTCGTTGCACTTATCGTGA